GGGCGCTGTGGCCGAATACAACATCGCCGAATACGGATCTAACGCCGTGCCTCTCGCCGAATACACATCCGGCGTTGCTGGGTTGGGCACTGTTGTTGAATTGACCTACGGCGGTGGTGGAACAGCGCCAGTGTTCAACGCAGGCAACTGGCAAGCTGCAAGTCTTAACGGCATCGTGTATTTTTTCCAGATAGATAACGACCCGATCATTTACGACCCCGCAGTGTCTACCACGACTTTTCGCCGCGTGACTGAAAAGGCAGGTTACGTTGGTACTGTGCCAACGGCAAACGTGGCGATCTCCGCCTACGGACGTATCTGGGTGGCCAATACAACCACCAACAACACAACCGTGTCGTTCAGTGATTTGTTGTCTGGCCATGTCTGGGCTACCGGCACGGCAGGCTCGCTTGATGTCTCCCGCGTTTGGTCTAACGGCGCGGACGAGATCATGGGATTGGCCGCGCATAACGGGTTTTTGTTCATCTTTGGCAGACGGCAAATCTTAGTCTACGCTAACGCTACGACGCCCGCGACTATGACGCTTGCAGATACGATCTCAAGCGTCGGCTGTATAGCGCGTGACACGATTCAAAACACGGGTAAGGACGTTGTTTTTCTAAGCGGCAGCGGCTTGCGTTCAGTTTTGCGAACAGTGCAAGAAAAATCTGCGCCGCTGGGCGACTTGTCGAAAAACATAAGAAATGATTTTCTGGCCACAATCGCAAGCGAATCAGATACGCAGTTGAGATCAGTCTATTCAGAACAGAATGGTTTTTACTTGTTGACTTGCCCATCCTCGGGCAAGGTGTTCTGTTTTGATACAAAAACAACTTTGGAAGACGGGTCTTATCGCGTAACGATATGGGACAGCATTGCGCCGCAAAGTTTTTGCGCCCGCCGAAACGGCGATTTGCTCATGGGTCAAACTGGTTTTGTAACCAAATATACCGGCTACCAAGACGGCGGCTCGTCGTACCGCATGGAGTACTACACGAATAATGCTGACTTGGGTAAGGACGGGCTTACCTCGATCATCAAGAAGATCAAGGTGATTGTCGTAGGTGGCAGCAACCAAGCAATATCCGTGTTTTGGGGGTATGATTTTTCGGCCAGCTACCAATCACAGACAGTTTCTATTCCCGCGCAAGCCGTTTCTGAGTACGGCGTCGGCGAATACAACATCGCCGAGTACGCAACGGGCATCAAATTGCAAGAATTGACTGCATACGGCAACGGCGCGGGTAAAATTATTCAGACAGGTTTTGAGATCGACATCAACGGGTTCCCGATTTCATTTCAAAAGATCGAAATCCAAACCAAAACTGGCAAACTTGCATAAGGAGCAACCATGTCAAATTACACGAAAACAGTCAACTTTGCAGCCAAAGATTCGCTGACAACCGGCGATGCCAACAAGGTCGTTAAGGGCACCGAGATTGACACGGAGTTCAACAACATTGCAACTGCGGTTGCGACAAAGTACGATTCTTCAAGCAGCATACCAGCAAGCAATGTGACAGGCACCCTTGCGGTTGCCAACGGCGGCACTGGGTCGTCAAGTTTGACTGGTGCGGGCATCGTGACCACGACCGACACGCAGACCATCTCTGGCCAAAAGACGTTTTCTGGTCAGGCTAGATTCACTACTTCCGGCGCAGGCGCGTCGTTCGGCGTTACCACAGTAGACGGTGATTTCTGCGGGTATGCAAAACCAGCGTCATCTTCAGCAGGTATTGCTGGCTTTGCGTTCCAAAATAACGGCGCTAACGCAGGCGCTGGCTTTGCAACAGACACAGCCGGTACAGCCATCATGGAGTTTGGTTTTGGCACGGCTACCGCTGTAGGTGTTGGTCTGGCGTTGGTTGGATCAATTTCGACTAACGGCACAACAACAGCCTATAACACCTCATCAGACTACCGCCTGAAGACCAACATCGTGCCATTGGCAAACGCTGTGACCCGCGTCAAGCAACTTCAGCCGCGAAACTTTACTTGGATTTCCGCGCCTGAACAAGGTGTGGTGGACGGCTTTATCGCTCACGAACTCAAAGCTGTAGTTGACGATGCCGTGTTCGGTGAAAAGGATGCGGTTGACGCAAGCGGCAATCCAAAATACCAAGGCGTGGACGCATCCATGCTGGTTCCCCTATTGACTGCTGCTTTGCAAGAAGCGATTGCCCGTATTGAGGCGCTAGAGGCTGCATGATCTCCCACCACTTCAGCGATGGTCTGTACGCCAAGCAAGCGGTTATTCCCGCAGGCACGGCCATCCTGAAGCACACGCATGACTTCAGCCACCTGTCGATTCTTGCCAGTGGCAAGGTAGCGGTGCTGCGCGGCACAGAGATTGACATTGTTGAAGCACCAGCCTGCATTGAGATCAAGGCTGGTCTGACGCACGGCGTCAAGGCGATCACGGATTGCGTTTGGTTTTGTATCCACGCCACCGACGAGAAAGACCCGTCAAAGGTGGACGACGTTTTGATTGGAGTTTGATATGCCATTTATTACAGCAGCCTTGATTGGTGGGGGAGCTAGTTTACTGGGCGGCATGATGGCGGGTGACTCAGCCGAATCCGCCGCTCGGACCCAATCTGACGCGCAGCGCGAGGCAGCGCAAATAGCGGCCAATGAGGCGCGGTTTCGCCCGATCGGCATCACGACGCGCTTCGGCTCGTCGCAGTTCCAAACTGGCATCCCAGGCGTTAACGCTCCTGTTGCCGCAGATTTTGCTACGCCCGAAGAATTCAAACTAGCGCAAGACGCCTATCAAACACGGCTGCTAACCGAAGGTCGCGTCACTGGCGCGGGCTACACGCTCGACCCTCAACTGGCGGCTATGCAAGACCGCTTTTTGGGCCTAGCGGGTGGTGGGTTGTCGCAAGCCGAGGCGGCGCAGCAGCAGTTTGCGCCTTTGAGCCAAGCGGCTCAAGGTCTGTTCGGCCTTGGCCAGCAGTACCTAGCCCGATCGCCTCAAGAGGCTGCGCAGCAGTACATGTCGCAGCAGCAGAACCTCTTGGCCCCAAGCCGTGAGCGTCAGATGGCGCAGCTTCAGAATCAGTTGTTTCAGACTGGCCGAGGCGGCTTGTCGGTCGGGGCCACAGGCGAGCGCCCAAGCGGTGCTGCGGGCCTTGGTGCTGCCAGCCCCGAGATGGAGGCGTACTACAACGCTCTGGCCCAGCAGGACGCGGCTCTGGCAGCGCAGGCCATGGAGGCCGGGCGGCAGCAGACAGCGTTCGGCGCAGGTCTGTTCGGCACTGGTGGCAACTTGCTCACGCAAGGCTACGGCGGCCAGGCAGCGGCCCTTGGACCGTACCAAGCGTACTTGCAAGGTGCGACTAATTTGGAAGCCCTTGGCCAAGACCCGTTGAACCTTGGTTCAGCTTTGGGTGGACGCATCGCCAACCCCGCAGGCGGGCAGGCGCTGTACCAAGGCGGGATGGCAGCCGCAGGTTCTAACGCTGCGGCCAACGCCTACAACCCGTTTGCCACTGCGCTGACGGGTTTGAGCCAAAACAAAGCGTTCACATCCGGCCTAGCAAACCAGTTTGGCCGGACACCGTTCTCTGGCACGGCGATCATGGGCCCAACCAGCATGTCGCAGCTCGACTATGCGTCGCTCAGTGGTTACTAAGGAGTAAGACATGGCAGAAATTGTGCAATCCTTGTTCGGCGTTTCGCCGGAGTCTTACCAACAAGCCCAGCAGCAGCGGGCCGATGCTCAGGCGCTGCAATACGCGCAACTGACACCCTTCCAGCAGGCCAACTACGCCATCGGACGTGGAGCCAACATGTTGGGCGGCGCGATTGGTGGCGCGCTTGGTGGCCAAGACCCTGAGTTGCAGCGCGTTACACTGCGCCAGCAGATCGCCCGCCAACTCAACCCAAGCGATCCAGCTTCTATTGAGCAGGCCATTGCTGCGCTATCGCAAGCTGGCGATGCCCAAGGCGCGATGATGCTGCAAGGCGAGTATCGCAAACTGCAAGAAAGCGGTGCTTTGATCGCCCAGCGCGACGCAGCCGCGCAGGCGTCCATAGCCCAGGCGGGGCGGGAGCGCGAGCCGCGCGCAGCGCCTACAACCCCTGACTTGACCAACGCCCGCGCCATCGCAGCCTTGGCCGGGCCCGAGGGC